GAAATATGGTTAGCATATGCTCATAACTATATTCCTAATGTATCAATATGGACTCTGATCAAATACATCTTCTTGCAGTTGTACTCTGATGATCATTTGTTTGCGATGACGCAGGCTTATGCATTTTTATCTTCCTTTCATCGGAGGAAAGAGTTTTATGCGCGATGTGGCATCCGTTTAAAACAGGAGGACGACTTTGTTACCAAAGGTGTAGAAGGTTTAACATTTTTAGGAGGAAAAATCACGATGTGTGAAGGCAAATATGGCCCTGCTTACGATTTGAATCGAATTTGGTCATCTATTGTCCGCTCGTCTGATACCAAAAGACTAGATTTTTACTTTGCAAAGGTTAGAAGTCTTATGGTCCTCTCAACTTTTCATGGCCGCCAAGTTTTCAACACAATACGAGATTTGACCGTATTTCTCCGTGATTTGATCGTTGGTCGAGGCTTGGCTGACAAAATCCATTTACCCGATGAACTTGTCGGAGACACAATTGCGTTCCCTGGTCTTCTAGTTCCCAACTTTGATTACTGCATGGCATGGTGGTGTGGTTTCGAATCCGTCCCTCAAGACGCCTCGAACCTCATCAGTTCCTGGATCGATGCTGTTTTCTAACTGCTCCAATGCCCCAAGAAACCCTCGATGTTAAAATCCAAAACCCTCAGTCAGCAAAAGGTGGTAATACCGGAGGAGGGGGAAGAAAAAGAGGTCGCAACAACAAAAACAAAAAGTCTGGAGAGGTTGATGTCAAAATCACAACCGATCAACATTCCAATAAGTCCCCAAAGAACAAGAAGAACCGAGCTGGTGGAGCTAAGAAGAAAACGATTGGCACTCCAATCAAACATGCTTCGAAAAGCCGAACCGAGGCTGAATGCATAATGCTCATGATGACTGATCCAAAAGACTCCCCCTGTGGCGTTGAAAGGTTCAATTCTCCTTTCACAAAAGGATCAACTGCCACTGCTCGTCCCTTTTACCTTGATAATGCTCTTTGGAATGCATCCACGGAGGACAAGCAATTAGCTAATACTGATATGATGATCTGTGCTTTTAGAAATATGGAACGAGGTCTCATTTTATATGATGCAAACAATTCTGGTACCGGTGTTTCGTATGACTTTTATGGGTCTGCCCC